ACAAAGACTGCCACAAACAACCGAATGGTCATCAGGCTTGACTTGGACAGGCCGAAACGCTCGGGCGGGGTTGTGGTAAAATAGGCCAGCCAATACGGCGGATCCGGCGTGACGTATTGCAGCGACGGCGTGTCATAAACACCCGGCGCATTTTCACCCCATACAATCGGCGGGGCGGACGGTGTGGCGGCCAAGCGTGTGCGCAGGGCTGTTTTGATGTCTTTGTGGTTCATCCGACCCGCGCCTTTGCTTTTGCAATAGATGCCCGCACAATCGCGGGCCATTGATCGACGGCACCCTCGACAAAGTGCGCGCCGGGACGGCCTCGGTTGCCGTTGTTGACTGCCGCCGCATATGGATACTTACTGTTACCCCACGTAAACGTTGCCAGATCGCCGCCATTCATGCCCGCAGCCACCATGATGTAGGATTCCTCACCCTGCCCTGACGCCCCACCCGCCACTGACGATTGCAGGCTGTTGCGCAAGTTGCCTGTGATGACAGGCATCCTACCGCCCTTGTCCCGTGAAACTTGCGCGACAGCCACGACAGATTGCGTTGCGTCTTTCAGCACAGCGTCGATCCGGCGTTCGGTCTTTTTGGTCCACTGGTCCAGCGTGGCGAATGTGTATTGCACCATCAGGTCAACCTCGCGAAGAAATCAATTCTTACGTCAGAATAGCACCGGCAATTCACGGTTTCACCTGCGGGCGCTCCTAGTGACGTGTCGCCGGGATACATCATTTGATACCCACCCACCAGAAACGCCCCGCCCTGCGCCACTACCTGCCCGTCTGCCGCTGCGTGCGTCTCGCGGGTTTTGCCGTCGCCCGTGGAATCCCAAGCCCTAACGACGTCCTGCGATTGGACGTCATTGTTAGGGTTTTCGATCAACTGATCAAGCGCCTCTTGCCGCCCTGCGTTCAGCGCCTTGAGCGTTTCGGTGCGGGCGATTGTTTCGCCGCGCAACGCAAGCAGCCTGTCCGAGTAGCGCGCCGCCATACGGTCAATGTCCGCCTGCCCGATAGGCTTGCCGTCAGACATAGCCCGGCGCACGATCCCGTCGAAACGCTTGTCGCGGCGCGTGCGCGTAAAATAGTTTGCCATGCGGTCGGGGTCGGTCAGTTCACCACGCATATTCTGCACATAGCCCGCCTGCGTGCTGTGCAGCCCCACCAGCCCGCCTTGCCGCGTGCCGTTGACCACGCGCCCGCCAATGTCCAGTGCGGTGCGCAGTGGTCCTGCACCAGCCTCCAGCCCGGCACGGATCGTCTGGGCAATCATCACGCGCGTGTCGTCCAGCGCCTCAGTCACCAGCTTTGATCCAAGATCCAGCGCAATCCGCTCGGCCCGCATATTCCGGCCCCCGAATGACTGCACAACGCGGCTGGCAATTGGCGCGCGACGGGTGGCGTGCTGAAACGCGCCCATCTGATAATTGCCGCCAGCCGCCAGCGCCGCAGTGATTGCCGTATCTGTTTTGAATAAATCTGCGGCGTCGAACCGCAGCGCACGAAACGCAGCGTCCACATCACTGCGCGCAATGGCAGCTTCGAGCGCCTTCATATCAACGCCAGCCCGCGCCTGTCGCATGGCCGCGACAAACTCCGACCGGACGCCCGGCCAGGTCTGGTCCAGCAGTCTCAGGAAATTTTGGCGGGTGTCGCGGGTTGTCATTCAATCCTCACCAATTCCATGCGTCAGCCCCATCGCGGCGAGCGTTGCCAGCGCGTCGTCACCCACACAGGCCGTCAACTTGTCGGGCATGGCCGCCACAGGCGTCAGGCTGAACACCAGCGCCGCTTGTGCGCGATTAGCGCCTACCATGTTGACGTGACTGTCAGTGTCCCATGATGGGCGTTGTAGGCTGCTCTGTGCCGCTGTGGTGAATGCGTCGGACACTGGTAGGCTTGCGACGGCGTAGAGATTGCCGTCCCCGTCTTGCCAGTTTGGTGTGTCGTAGGTTTTCGCGTCAGATGGCCCATAGCCAAGGATCATCGCTAGGTTGTTGGCGTCATCCCGCAACGCATCAGGGCAAGCGATTGTCAGTCTCATCAGTAGCCCCCTGTAACTGTGACGGTCCAGCCGCGTGACCGGAGTGTGTCGATTGCATCTGTGCCTGTAACTGATGGTGCAGAGCCGCCCGACTGGTCAAATACCCGCGTTCCGGCTGCAATACCGGATGCCACGAGCGACACCAGAATGTTGTCGATGCTGGCCTGGTTTAAAGCAGTGTTGGTAAATGCGTTGGTAAAGTCCCCACCACTTATATTGTCGAAGGCATTAGCTGGGAAACTTGTGAGACTGAAGCAGCTAAACCAAGTAAAAGAGAAATTAGTCCCCGATGAGGTGTCAAGTAGGGGGAAGCTGGTAAGGCCGGTGCAGTCCCGCCAAGCCGAAATGAAACTAGTCCCTGCTGACGTGTCAAGTAGAGGGAAGATTGTTAGGCTAGAGCAGTTCTGCCAAGCCGAACCGAAATCAGTCCCTGCTGATGTATTTATTAAAGGGAAACTCGTTAGGCTAGAGCAGTTCTGCCAAGCCGAACCAAAACTAGTCCCCCCTGACGTGTCGATCAGAGGGAAACTTGTGAGATTGGTGCAGCCCGCCCAAGTCGAACCGAAACTAGTCCCCGCTGATGTGTCAAGCAGAGGGAAACTTGTTAGGCTAGAGCAGTCCTGCCAAGCCCTGTCGAAATTAGTCCCTACTGATGTGTCAAGCAGAGGGAAACTTGTGAGATTGGTGCAGTTACGCCAAGCATTACTTAAATTAGTCCCCGCTGATGTGTCAAGCAGAGGGAATCTTGTCAGGCCGGTGCATCCGAACCAAGCAATGCTGAAATTAGTCCCTGCTGACGTGTCGATCAGAGGGAATGTTGTGAGTTCCGACCAATTCCGCCAGAAACTGTTAAAGTTCGTCACGGCACCATAGCTGGCAGTCGCGCCGTTTGCCACAAAGTAAGCCTCGGTCGCAGCAGCATCCCCCTCGCTCAAAGCCCCGTCGCGGATTAACTGCCCGACGATTGCATTGCCCGGGAAGTACCACCTACCCCTGCCGCCAATGTCATAAGCGCCCGCTGGAATTGTCACACCGTAGGAAGCCGTCCCATGATCCGTTGCCAGAACCATCGTACCTGTGAACCCGCCCGTTGGTACTGTAACGGACAGGCGGTCGTCCACCTTGTCAACCGTAATGCGATCCGGCGTGACTTGGTACGTTGGCCTAGCCGCACCCGTGGCCTGCGTGGCGTGGTTGCCGTTGCCTGACTTGTCACCAAAGTATCCTACTGGATCGGTTGCCGCAGTTACAGGTATGGTGCCATCTGAAACCTGAAACAACGTATCAATGTCAAAGGCCTCCAGTAGCAAGCCTTCTTGGCCGCCTGCGAATAGGGCAGATGGGGAAACGCTGCCAGAAAACAATATGCCCGCGCCAAGATACGCTTTGTTGATTGGCGTGCTGCCCAGATAGATCTTGTTGAGTGCGGTTGCGCCGAGTTTCAAGGCCATTTTATGCGTCCGTAATCGCGTAGATTGTCGCTGCGTTTGGCGTGCCGATTGCGTCATATTCCGCTTGCGTCAGGCTGATAATGTTTGTCACTGCGTCCGCGCCGGTTACGCCAGTTACGTCACTTTCCACCATCAGCGCAAGATCACCCGGTTGCGTGGCGCTTGCCGCAAGCACACCCTGCGCCGCCGTTGCATAGTCTGTCGCAGCCGTTGCCGCAGCCGTGCCAAGGTCGCCCGGTTGCGTCGCGCTGTTCGCAAGCGCGCCTTGGGCCGCCGTTGCATAGTCCGTAGCAGCCGTTGTCGCAGCCGTGCCAAGGTCGCCCGGCTGCGTCGCGCTATTGGCCTTGGTAAGCGCCGCGTCGATCTGCGCGCCCGTAAACGCTGAATTGAAATTGGCCATTTTATGCCCTTACCTTAAATATGTCGCCGTCCGACGTGATAAGCGCGTCCGAGTCTCGCGGTATGAACAGCGCAAACAGCGATGCGACGGCTGATCCCGGACCCAAAACCTTCACCATCCAAGAAATAACAAAGCCGGCAGAGTCCATCGGAATAACTTCTTGCACGGGCCAATTTATGCCGTCGATTGTCAGCACATCCGATGTGCTAGGTGCAATCGTCACGCCGTGGTTCACCAGCGAATAGACCAACTCACCCGCACCCAATGCCAAGCCTGTCCGCTGAGTGTAAGCCTTGGCGGATGGCTTGGCGACGAATACGTGATTAACAGGCGCGCCGGGCGTAGGGTTCCATTCCGGGCCAGTGGGCGTGCCGGGACGGGTTATGGTCACAGACACCGCCCCAAGCCCGTCGCCCGCATCACGCCCCGCCTCAGCGTAGGCCAGTGCGACTTCAGCGGCTATTGCGGCCCCGCTCATACCAGCCTCGGGCCGGTCGAGTAACCGTAAAGCCCGCCGCCGATGCACTGGCGCAACATGGTTTCAATTTTGGTGGACCTTGGAACGGACGCGCCGCCCTTGCTGGCGTCACCCGTCACTTGCCATTTAATATCGCCCACGCCGACAAGAACTTTCTGTTCGGCTGGCGTGAATGTCTTGGTCCAGATGCCCGGCTCTGCCACTTCTGCAATGGCGGCCTCATACACAGCTTCCACGACATTTGGGCTGTCGGCGGTGCATGTCGATCCGTCCAGATATGTGAATTGTATGTAATCGGATGCGCGAACAAGCGCCTGCAAAGTCGCGGCGTCGTCAGCGATTACCGTGCCGCGCGCCCCGGCATATGCGATCAGTGCTGTGGTGGTGC